TCACCGCCCGCCTGAGTTAATAGTTTCACACAGGTTGTCCACATAATTCCGTCTTTGTTTTCCAGGGCGCGGAATGGCCATTGGAGTTAAGCCAGGCTGGGTGCCTCGCGGCGGGCCGTAGCCGGGCCATGGAGCGTCCGAGGCGGCAGGGGCAGGGGGGACTAGCTGGAGTAGGACTCGCAGGCGCGCTGGGGGCGTTGCGCCCTCAGTAGGAGGCACGCTGCGCTGCGGGATGAGGACATGGGGCGCTGCCCCATACCCCATAGTCATCAAATTTGATAGCGGCAGCGCCTGAGTTACCGCCGTTTTTTCCTTCCGTGTTCTAAAGTGTTTATGGGATAAATTTAGGGCCGGCGCTTCGCGCCGCCCCCCGGCTGGCGCCGTGGGGCCCGGCGCTGCGCCCCCGGCCGGGGAGACGCTACGCATCCCCCCAGCCGCTGTCGCACCGCCTCGCCCTCGCACCATCTCATCAAACATGGCTGCCCGGCGGACCAGAAGTGACCACCAGGACCCATCCTTGCCCGTCAGCGGGTAGCCCTCGGGCGTGTACAGCGTGCCCCCGGCGAAGTACCAACCAGCCCAGGACTCGCCGGGCAGCTCCATGCCATTGAGCAGCCGCAGCAGCCGGTAGGCCGTGTACGGGATGTCGTTCTTACCGGTTTCCCAGTTATGTAAAGTCCGCTCGGTGACGTGAAAGTTTTTCGCGCAGGTGGCCCGGTCCCATCCCAGGTTCAGGCGCATCGCCTTGAAGCGCTCCCCAAGCTGGGCGCGGGTTTCGGGATCGTGGTGCCTCAGGCCCAGCCGCTGGCGTACTAGATACGATGTATATGCTCATAATCGGCATGCCCTAGATAATAATCTTCATCTGATATTAAAAAAATAGGGGACGGGTCAATTTTTAGACTTGTCCACATAATCAGACTTTTGTTTATCAGGGCGCGCAAGAACGGTTGGCTGTGCCCTATCTGCCGCGCTACGCGGCGGCAGATAGGTGGAATGCACAGGTCCCGACAGGGCAGGGGATGGCGAGGCGCCCGCGCCTAACGGCTGCGGGCGCCCTGGTGGCGTTGCGCCCTTTGCCGTGGGGCACGTCGGGCGACAGAACATGGACATGGGGCTTCGCCCCATCGCATAGCCCTGCTGGCGCAACCACTGCCGATACAAGTCATCGGTGAAGCGCGTCATGACGAGGCATCCTCCCGCTCGGGCGCACGAGCATTGCCCTGTTGGCCCCACAGATTCAAGCGCTTCACCTCGGGCAAGAAGTCTCCAAAGCCATAACCGTAGGCCATGGCCTTGATGCGCATGGAGAAGCAATCGGCCAAGAGATCGGCAAAGGTTTCCCGGTTGCACCATGCGCACAGGTCGGCATCCAAGAACCGTTCGCCCTCGGGCGGGAAACACTCGCGGCGTGCCATTTCAAAGGCGGCGAGGGCATGGCGCGTGGCATCCTCGCGGGTGATCCAGTCCCAGCAATCGGACGGGATTTTTTCAGGGTGGAACTCATGGGGGGTATTCATCGGGCACCCCCAGCCATGGCATTTGCTGCCACGCAAAGCATAGAATTCGATACAGCCATTTCGATTACCTCAGCGGGTTTCAATTGGTCAGCACGGCCCGGGTGTTCCACCACCTGGGCTGTGCGCTTTATGGGTTTGCATCCCCGATGAAGGCGCGTCCTGCGCCCTAGCGTCCTCCGTCAATTTGTTGATACTGCGCGTCAGCCTCCACGCTTGCCTTTCGCCAGCTCGCGCCCTGGCTCTGCATAGGCGGGACGCTCCCGCGTGGCCCAGTACTCCCGCTCAAGCGCTTTCCGTGCGGTTTCGTGGGCGTCTCCATACTTGGCAAAAATCTCGTTTCTTCGCTTGTCCCATGCTGGGGCAGGGTCCTGCCAGGGCCACGTATCAGGGTCTGGATGCATGAGCTTCCAATCCCGCTGATAGCTTCCGTCGTCTTCAAAGGGTTGCCCGTTCTCGTCAAAGGCTTGTTCTGCAACGGCCTGGAACTCGCCTTCGTCACGCCTTGCGCGCCGCTGCTCGCTTTGGGTTGCGGCCCTGGGTGCTGGAGCATCGCTGGCGGGTTTGCTTGCGCCGTTGACGTAGGCATCGACACAGACACAGAGGAAGGCATTGAAGCTGATGCCGATGGCTGCGGCCCGCTCGCGGGCTGCTGCTTCAAGGTTGGGCGGGAGCCGTAGGGGGTAGGACATGATATCAATCTGTGATCAAACTGGTATGACGCAGAAATCATAGGCGCCGTCAAATCTGATGTCAACTTGATATCACGGCTGATATCAAATGGCTTCATATCACCGCTCTTGCAAGTTGTTGATACTGAGACAAGCCCAGGCGCTTCGCGCCCCTGGCCGTGGCGCTGCGCGTCCCGACCAGTGACGCACAGCGCCTGCCGAGCCCCAGCCATCAACTGACCGAACATCGCCGCTTGACGCACCAGCAGAGACCACCAAGAGCCGTCAGAACCCACGAATGAACGGCCCTCAGGAGACCACAGTTTCCCGCCATGAAAGCACCAGCCACGCCAGGACTCGCCGGGCAGCTCCATGCCGTTGAGCAGGCGCAGCAGCTTGAACGTGGCATAGGGAATGTCGTGCTTGCCGGACTCCCAGTTATGTAAAGTTCGCTCGGTCACATGAAGAAGCTTCGCGCAGCCGGACAGGTCCAGGCCCAGGTTACGGTACATGGCCCGGAACTTTTGCGCCTGTTGAAGGCGGGTGTCCCGATCATTGCGCCGCAGCCTCAGACCCAAGCCACTAGATACGATGTATATGCTCATAATCGGCATGCCCTAGATAATAATCTTCATCTGATATTAAAAAAATAGGGGACGGGTCAATTTTTAGACTTGTCCACATAATCAGACTTTTGTTTATCAGGGCGCGCAAGAACGGTTGGCTGTGCCCTATCTGCCGCGCTACGCGGCGGCAGATAGGTGGAATGCACAGGTCCCGACAGGGCAGGGGATGGCGAGGCGCCCGCGCCTAACGGCTGCGGGCGCCCTGGTGGCGTTGCGCCCTTTGCCGTGGGGCACGTCGGGCGACAGAACATGGACATGGGGCTTCGCCCCATCGCATAGCCCTGCTGGCGCAACCACTGCCGATACAAGTCATCGGTGAAGCGCGTCATGACGAGGCATCCTCCCGCTCGGGCGCACGAGCATTGCCCTGTTGGCCCCACAGATTCAAGCGCTTCACCTCGGGCAAGAAGTCTCCAAAGCCATAACCGTAGGCCATGGCCTTGATGCGCATGGAGAAGCAATCGGCCAAGAGATCGGCAAAGGTTTCCCGGTTGCACCATGCGCACAGGTCGGCATCCAAGAACCGTTCGCCCTCGGGCGGGAAACACTCGCGGCGTGCCATTTCAAAGGCGGCGAGGGCATGGCGCGTGGCATCCTCGCGGGTGATCCAGTCCCAGCAATCGGACGGGATTTTTTCAGGGTGGAACTCATGGGGGGTATTCATCGGGCACCCCCAGCCATGGCATTTGCTGCCACGCAAAGCATAGAATTCGATACAGCCATTTCGATTACCTCAGCGGGTTTCAATTGGTCAGCACGGCCCGGGTGTTCCACCACCTGGGCTGTGCGCTTTATGGGTTTGCATCCCCGATGAAGGCGCGTCCTGCGCCCTAGCGTCCTCCGTCAATTTGTTGATACTGCGCGTCAGCCTCCACGCTTGCCTTTCGCCAGCTCGCGCCCTGGCTCTGCATAGGCGGGACGCTCCCGCGTGGCCCAGTACTCCCGCTCAAGCGCTTTCCGTGCGGTTTCGTGGGCGTCTCCATACTTGGCAAAAATCTCGTTTCTTCGCTTGTCCCATGCTGGGGCAGGGTCCTGCCAGGGCCACGTATCAGGGTCTGGATGCATGAGCTTCCAATCCCGCTGATAGCTTCCGTCGTCTTCAAAGGGTTGCCCGTTCTCGTCAAAGGCTTGTTCTGCAACGGCCTGGAACTCGCCTTCGTCACGCCTTGCGCGCCGCTGCTCGCTTTGGGTTGCGGCCCTGGGTGCTGGAGCATCGCTGGCGGGTTTGCTTGCGCCGTTGACGTAGGCATCGACACAGACACAGAGGAAGGCATTGAAGCTGATGCCGATGGCTGCGGCCCGCTCGCGGGCTGCTGCTTCAAGGTTGGGCGGGAGCCGTAGGGGGTAGGACATGATATCAATCTGTGATCAAACTGGTATGACGCAGAAATCATAGGCGCCGTCAAATCTGATGTCAACTTGATATCACGGCTGATATCAAATGGCTTCATATCACCGCTCTTGCAAGTTGTTGATACTGAGACAAGCCCAGGCGCTTCGCGCCCCTGGCCGTGGCGCTGCGCGTCCCGACCAGTGACGCACAGCGCCTGCCGAGCCCCAGCCATCAACTGACCGAACATCGCCGCTTGACGCACCAGCAGAGACCACCAAGAGCCGTCAGAACCCACGAATGAACGGCCCTCAGGAGACCACAGTTTCCCGCCATGAAAGCACCAGCCACGCCAGGACTCGCCGGGCAGCTCCATGCCGTTGAGCAGGCGCAGCAGCTTGAACGTGGCATAGGGAATGTCGTGCTTGCCGGACTCCCAGTTATGTAAAGTTCGCTCGGTCACATGAAGAAGCTTCGCGCAGCCGGACAGGTCCAGGCCCAGGTTACGGTACATGGCCCGGAACTTTTGCGCCTGTTGAAGGCGGGTGTCCCGATCATTGCGCCGCAGCCTCAGACCCAAGCCACTAGATACGATGTATATTATGTTTAATCACACACCTGACTGAATGCGCTATCAAAGCTGTAGCACACCGAATAGCACGGAAGAAATTTCCCTTATTGACAGATCAAAGCAAATATGCATTGGTAGCGTGACGGCATGTTTCGCTCACCATCTCGCGCAGGACTGCCGCCACTGCGCCTCCTGATAGGCGACTTACCCGCGACACACCGCCAGATCGCCACGCACCTGGACATCGCACCGCGCACGCTGGAGCGATACATCACAGCCGATCAAGCGCCTAGGCCGGTGATGCTTTCACTGTTTTGGGAGACACGCTGGGGCCGATCCGCCGCCGACTGTGAAGCGGCAAACTACGGCGCAATGCAGGCAGGCCACGCGCATGCGCTGGCCCGAGAAAATGCGCAGCTACGCAAGCGCATCAATCAACTTGAACTAATGCTAGACACCCCGCACGCAGGCGCAGCAAACCGCCCGTTTTTTCAGGCTTGCTAACGCTATCGAAACAGCCTCAAGACAAGACCCACGGCAATAAAAACGAGCAGCGCAATGCAGAGCTTGAAAAGCCAGTGCAAGCGCGACCAGCTATTGCCCTGGCGATAAAAAAGAGCCACACAGAAGCCCAAAACCTCTGCCATTTATTAGGCCTCTTTCCACGATTGTTTCGGTCTTCCCAGTAGTAATTTCTATCTTGAATTCCCATAGCTGGCCCTCCTGGCGCGCAAGTCTAGCCGGGCAGCGCCCCATGGCATAGCGCAGGGATCGATTTACCGCAGTGCCGTCCATTTATCAAGCGGCAAGGGCTTCGCCGCCGTGCTCACCCGGTCCCTACGCTTCGCTTCGGGCTGCGGCTTCCGCGCGGCCCACTTGACAACTGGCCGTCCCCGCTGTCGAGGCGCTCTTCGCGAACATGGCCACCACGCGATGCGTGGCATCCATGTCCGACGAAGGAGATTAGCGTGATCGCCCAAAACTACCGCCGCCACCCCGAAGCCCTCGCGCTCCAGCTCGTGCTGCAATGGGGCCATCGCCTTGCGTGGGCACTGCCCCGCCCTACTACGCGCATCCTGCGCGCGATCCGGGCTGCACGCAGCGCGGCCTTCGCGGCTGCTGGGCGGATCGCGTACCCAGTGAAGCGCAGCACCCCGGCATGGGTGCGCGAGGCAACACAGCGGGCGCGGAAGCTGGGCAAGCTGGTACGCAAGGCTCAAAGGGCACTGGAGTTTGAAGCACCGCGCAAGCTCAACGGGTTTGCACAGCACCTGCGCGACATGCGGGAGACTTTCGACCGCTACGTGTTCACGGTGGCAGCATGACCAGGTCAGTGTTACAGCGGTCCAGGCCCGCAGTCTCCGTCCTGTTCGCCCGCGCGGATTCTTGTTACTTCGACCTGGTTGATGACGTATGGGACGCAGAGCGCGACGCACGCGGCTACACGGGCTCCAATCCTGTTGTGTGCCATCCGCCCTGCCGTGGGTGGGGCCGGCTGCGCCATCGGGCGAAGCCGCGTCCGGACGAAAAGGCCTTAGCCCTGTTCGCGGTTAAGCAGGTACGCCGCTGCGGAGGCGTGCTGGAGCATCCATGGGGCAGCACGCTGTGGCATGCAGCAGGGCTGCCGCACCCCGGCAAGGTCGATGCGTGGGGCGGCTGGACGCTACTCGTGGATCAGGGATGGTGGGGGCATGCCGCCCCGAAGCCAACGTATCTGTACATCGTCGGCATAACCCGCGACCAAATCGGAGAACTGCCAGTACAGTTACGCCGAGCTGCCGGCCGCACGCTGGACCTGTCACCGGCAGACCGAGAACGAACACCACCAAAATTCGCCCAGTTCCTAATTTCAATCGCGGCTCGGTGCACCAGCTCAGTGTTAAAGCCGCCGACCGCACACCAGGCAGAAGTAACAACGACCGCGGCCGCTGTAACAGCCGACGGCGCGCAGCTCGGAGTAACAGCGGCCCTGGACGGCTGTAACAACGAGCCGGCATCAGACAAACGCGCGCGGGCCGCCGCAAAGAGAGCCGCATTCAGGAAATGGGCAGAAAGCTAGCCAGGTGCATGTAACAGCGCCGACCAGACAAGAACGTTTCAACCAGCAGGCCCGGAATACAGCCGATTGCGCAGGCGCAACGCGGGCGTGATTTCAGCTTGCGTGATCTGCCCCGCTTGCGGCTCCGGAGCATGGGGCATCGGCACGGAGCGCACAGGGCCATGGCTTGAACCCGTAGGAGCGCCGCCGCCCTGCGGCACTTCATAGACAAGCGGCTTGTCCGCCGCACCGGTAGCGAGGGCCGGAGCATCGCAGGTGATCGCCTGGGCCTTTTTCCCCCACCGCAGGACGCCCGCACAATCAGTCAGCGGTTGCCACTTGTAGCCCATGGCGATCAAGTCTCGACTGTCCAGGGTAGCGATCCGCGCATTACTGGCCGACACGGCGAACGTGTAGACGATCTCAGAGCCGTAGGTGATGCGGCCCGTCAGATGAAGCCCTTTGCTTGCATAGGGCTCCGGCACTTCATCATCGGCAACCGGCTGCACGACCTGGGCGGGATCCTTCACCAGTTCGACGGGCTCAGCCTTCACCACCTTGACAGCACCACCCGATTGAGCCGACAAGGTGCCACCCGGGGGCAGCTGCTTCAATTCCTTGTACCACTCCATATCGGACGTTTTGACAACAGGCTTGGACTCAGGCCAAAAGGCCCAGGCAGTAACCCCAATTGCAAAAATCCACCAAATCCGCGTGAAGAGCTTGAGCTTCGGCAGCATGGGCTTCACGTCTGACGCGGACGATTCAGCAACGCTATTGCCCTGCGTGTGGCTGCGGTACAGACGGAAGTATTCAGGCTTGTATGCCCGTTCTTCAGTGCTGATGACTGCGCCGCGATAGCCAGCCTTGACCTTGCGGATATAGCTGCCCTCTTTGCCGAGGATGTCAGCCTTACGGCAGATGACGATCATCGCCATCAAGCGCGCGATGGCCTGGTTAATGTCCCGAAAACTTTGGGTTATCAGCAACACATCGGCATTGAAATGCCCGTGCAGCTTGAACCACTGAACCACCTGTTTATCGGTCCCCATGTCAGGGAGCGCTACGTGAGCCTCATCAATGATGAAGACAGGCCCACGCCCCGTTTTAGGATGCTTCCAGGTGCTGTAGTAATCCCACACGTGGCCGAACACCGCAACACCCTCAGCGGGATTTCGGGGTTCACCTTCACCCTCTTTGAACAGCTGGAATGCATTGCCGTTGCCCTTGTCGTCGATACGGTCAGGGTCCCAAGTACCAAGGACTTTTCCGGGCCTTGTGCGCAGTTCGATCAAGTCCCGGTAGCTGGGGTCTATGGCCGCGAACTGATCGACCAATAGGGGCAAATTTGTAATGACCTTGCGCCCTTGCTGGAGCATGGGCAGCACATGAAACGCCACTGCCTCGTAACTCTTGCCAGAACGAGGAATGCCCTCAAGACCGTTAATCATGATCCAAGCCGGGTAAAGGGAATCAACTGAAGGACCAGCCGAATACCGATAGCCATCACGATGATGGCGGACGCCTGCCCTATTCCGAGAAGGCCGAGGATATTGACCAGTTCAGCAGGCAGATCACCCCACACATGGGCGTACTGCGCAAAGCCCGACAGGTCCAGAGCCTGGACGGCAGAAACCACAACATCCATCAACTGTTCAAACGGCCAGCAGGCAGCATCGCGCACGAAGTCCCACAGCGCCTTGAAAACGGCAACGAGCAACTCGCCAAACCATGCAACGATGGCCGCAAGCTTCGCAAACAGGGATGTGAAAAGAGCGCCCATATCACCCCCCGAAGATCAATGATCGCGCAAGCATGAGCGCGCTAATGATGACCAACGTCTTTGCTACGCCCCACAGCCAGCAAGGCGGCTCAACGACGTGAACGCCCATATCGGCCCACTGCGCGATATTCAGATCAAAGGTCCAGCTGGGGCAAGTTCCTGCCACGAATCCCGTAGGCATGAGCGTGCTGACGAACGACGCGAGCTGGGTTTCTTTTAGCTGCTGACTCTTCGAATTCCAGATGCCGACAATGCCGTCTGGATATTTGCGCTCATAGAGCTTTGGAACAGAGGGAAGCGGAGTATCAACGGCAGCGTCATCTTGCTGCTGATCGTCCGGGGCGGCAGGGTCAGGAGCCGTAGTGCTGGTGACAGTGGAGCAAGCACCATCGCCGGTGCAAGTCTCAGTGTTAGTCACCGTTGACGTCTGAGTGACCCGATTACCGTCAGTGCTGAAATTCGTAGTGGTCTGACGCCGAGTCACTGAGCCGTCAGGATTGGTAGTCGTGGTCACAGGCCCCTTGATCTGTGACGGCCCAGTGATAGTCGGAGAACTGGGCAAAGGAATATCACCCCCACGATCCAAGATCTCAGGAATGATATTAGGTGAAGGGTCTTTCGTGAGATAGGGAGCAATATCATCAAGAGACTTCGGCAAAGGCTGCGTAGGGTCCAAGACCTGGCGCTTGATGAACGACATATAGTCAAAGAAAGAGCCACCCTTGGACCAACGAATGACACAGCGGTTATTCACCATGTCAACACCGTCAACAACCAAACTAGGGTGCATAACACCTTTGGCCTGTTCGGCAGATAGATACTCCTGGCAAGCAGAATCGGGGCGACTATGCCAAGACAAGCCACCCGATCGAAATTCATAACCCCAATACGGATCGTCCTGGATGAACTGACCCTGATCGTTCACGCGAATGCCATCGTGTGAATTGATCCACTGAACAAGGGCAGTAGCACCAAGAATCGCGGCACCGCCTACAGGACTGAACGCGGACGCAATACCGGCGAGAATCGCCAACTTGTCAACGGTGTACCCAGCCTGAAACGGATACTTCGTACCGGCGACAAACACATCGCCAGCATGCCCCATAAGCAGAGTCGCACCAGTACCGGAACCCGCAGGCGCGGTACCAACGTACCAACCCGAATTTCCAACCTGACTGCCAACATGGCCGGCAGGAATACTGCCGACTGGGGCAGCAGCACCAGCTACGCCAGCTTGATTGGGACCAATAGAGGCACTACGCGGAGAGCTGGCGACGCGGAAGCTACTCAGGTCAGGTTTCTTGATGGCATGAGCAGGTAGAGCCAAGGCGAGGCCAAGGCCAAGAACAGCAAAGATGGAGCGCATCACAGAGAAGCCCTCCATCCCGCGACGAAGGCAGCGCCGCCCAGGGCGCCAAGCATCACGAACAACGCAATGCAGAGACCGACCAGGGCAGCGGTTGCCATCGTCCCGCCCCTTAGATTTTGCGGATGATGCGCTTGGCGACGTCCGGACCCTTGAAGGCCAGGGCGACACCGACCACCAGCAGGCCCAGAGCGATGACCTTGGCAGACACGCCAGACAGGCCCACGGCGTCGAGCATGTCACCAATGGGGTCGCTGGCCGTCTGTGCCATGGCCATCGTGGACAGGCCCAGAGCCGTTGCACCAGCGCCGATCTTGGCACCGTACTTGCGGATGGTCTTGAAAGTTGCAGACATGATGTTTTCTCCTATGAAGGTTGATGAAAGGGTGCAATGCACCGGAAGACCCTGCGCGCAGGGCTATCCGCTGCACTCGCCTAAAGCTTGCGAATGACCCCCGTAGCCAGTGCAATGGCCCACCCGAGCAGGAAGGAGCCAAGCACGAAGGCAAAGCCCACGGCGATGGCCTTTGCGATGAAGTCATGCGTCAAGCCAACCAGGGCGGGGTTTGCGATTTCCGCGAGAGAAACCCAAACCTCAGACCCTGGCGGACAGGGGGTTTGATCGACGGAACAGGCGAGGACTTGCATCAATCGCCCATGTTTTCAAGGTAGGTTTCGTACGTGACAACGTCACTGCTACCGCACTCAGGACACTGCGCGGCCATGTCACCGTCTTGATCCTCTGCCCAGTCAGAACCGGCAGCAGGAAAAATCAGCCCGCAAGCGTGACAAACAAGTTCGTCTTCCACGATTACTCCCCTCACGTTTCAATAGGTTTATGAAGCTGGGTCAGATCAACCACGTAAGCCCGGTGGAAGGGCTCCGCGTGGTCCTCAATCAGCTGCGCGCAGCTTTCAAGGTCTTCGACCGGGCAGGCATCACGCAGCAACATCACCCACTCCGGCTGGCCGTCTTCCAGGCTGGGCGCGAGGAATGCGCCCGTTGTCGCGGACTGGATGACGTAGCGCATCACACGGCCCCGGCCTTGCTGGCGGGTTTCGCCATGTCCACCGGACGAATGTCGACAAGGACCATCTTTGTGCCGTCCTGCGCGGCTGCTGCCATCTCGAAAGTGGCGATGGCTTTCAGCGGCAGGGATTCGCCCAGGTGCGCCCACTTGTCGAACTCTTTCGCATCGCCGAGCTTGAATGGGCGCGTGGCGCGGCCAATACTGCGGCCCGCACTGTTTTCCGCGAGATCCACTTCGCAATGGAAAGTGGTGCTGGAGAAATCGCGGCCTTCAATAGAGCCCTTGGACTCTTTGACGCCGTGAACGATGACTTCGGACTTGAATTGCATGATGTTTCCTAGTGGCCTGGATTGAGGGTTTATGCAAAGGCGTGGCCAGCGCTTGCACCCTTGAGAACACGACCCGCAGCGGCGTTGAAGGCGCTTGCGATTTCGTGGTTGTTGAACTTGCGCAGACGCCCAGGCTTGCCCAGGCCATCAACGACTGCTGCGAACTGATCCAGCGTGGCGTACTTCACGAACAGGGCGAGGGATTGACCTGCGGTGGTGGCGACCCAGCGGATGACGCGCGTTACCTCGGCTTCGACGGTTTGAATGGCGAGCTTCTTTTCGCAAGGGACGGGCTGGGGGATGGCCAGGGCGTTTGCTTCAGCAAGCAATACGGCATGCCATTCGCTGGCACCTGCGAAGTGATCCGCAGGGCGGCGGAGCATGTCGGAGGGCAGCACGCGCAGCTTGTTGCCGTAGCGCAGCTCGGCGCGTATCCAGCCGCTGGAGTCTTTCTCCCCGAATAGCTGATAGTCTTTTTCGTAGAGGTTGGTTTGCTTGCCGGCTTCCTTGCTGCCGATGTAGAAGCTACGGCCCTTGCCTTGATCGCCATGAGTCCAATCGCCCACCATGTTGCATTTCGGGCGCTTGCCATTGACGTTGCACAGGCCGTTTTCATAGTCGGCTTTGACACGCTGCATGCCGCCGCGCAGGCCGTCGAAGAAGTCCAGGGCCAGATCGCAGCGGGTGATGACGCCGGCAACGTCATCAACGAGGTCCGCCATGTGATCGCGCCAGCCGTGGCGAGCGAAGGTGCAGGCACTGCCGTACAAGTTAACGTGCAGGGTTTTGGCTTGCGCTTGCTGGCGCGGGCTCTCGCCGCTGGCGAGGAAGCCGACCCATCCGACCTCTACGCCGTTGCGCTCAATGCTCCAGCGGTGTTTGTAGAAGTCATGACCCTTACGCAGTTCCACATCGACCACGAAGTCGTCACCGAGGATTTCGCATACGCGCTTGGCGAGCGTGAAGGCTTGTGCGCTGGGCGAATAGTCGGAGTCAGGCAGCTCTGTGAGCTTGCGCATGAGGCGCGCAAAACGCTGCTTTTCGTAGCTGCCGTTTTCCTCTTCGAAGCGGGAAAGCGGGTTTTCCAGCGTGCTTACGACGGGCTCAGGGAAAAGGACTTCGACGGGTGGCGTAGGAGCATTGCGCAGCAGGCAGGTGAAGCGGAGCCAGTCAACGTGGACAGGGGTTTTGGTTTCGATCCGTTCGGCAATCAAACGGGCCTTGACCTGGGAACCCTCAAGAACCAGGGAGCAGGTTTTGGAATGCTTGTTCAGCAAGCTACGTGCGGGACGGGTCAT